CGCCAGGCTGGTAGTGCAGCCTGGCGCGATTGTCCTGGCCGGCTCGAGCGTCAACCTGCTTGCCGGGGTCAACTACAAGCTGACGGTGCTGCCGGGCGGCGTTGTATTGCGGGGCGAGCCGATCCTGCTGCGACGTGGCAGGACCATGACGGTGGGGGCCGGTGCGTTCGTCCTGACCGGCAAGCCGGTCGGGACGCGCAACACTTACGCCCTGGTGGCCGCCCGCGGCTCGATCAAACTCACCAGCAACGGGGTAGACATCAACTATTTCAAGAAATTTACCGAGCAACCGGGTAGGCTGGTGTTTGGCCGACCGGGCTTCAAGTACATCCCAAATCGGTGGTGACCATGGCAAACCAAGACGACTGGGTGATGGGTGCGCTGGCCGCACAGGACGAGTACAGGCCGCTCGGCAACGACCCGTGGACGAACACCATGCGCGGCACGCCGGCAGCGCCAGGGCAGGGTTTTCCGGCCCCGCTACCGCCGTCGCCAGTGCTGTTTCGCACCAAGGCCGGCGACATTACCGAGGCCGACATCGGCAACGCGATCGACGTCGGCATGGGCGTCTCCGGTGGCGGGCTGAAGGTCAAGGAGACGATGGGCGCAATCTTGAACCCGCGCCTGCAGGCCAAGGCAGCCGCGGTGCGTGGCTCCTACCCGCAATATGCTGAAGCATACCCGGAGGTCGGACCACCGGCATTGATGACCAAACTGCCGGATCCCAACAACCCCGGCAAGTACCTGATCAAGCCTGGCCCCGAGGTGCCGTACAGCTCGATGGAAGAGGCGCTGGCGATGGATGCGCAACCCGGCTACTTCCTTAGCAAGAAGAAGCTGCCGCATGTCGAGGAGTTTGCCGACGCGCGCAACATCATTCAGCAAGATTTGGATCTGCATGGCTACAAGCCATACTTCGACCCTGCAAAGCGATACGACGTCAAGGGCGAGCATTACGGGCCGTTTGCCGACACCGGCACGGCAGCGGCGCCAGCCACAGCCAAGACTGACGCGGAGTGGCTTGCCAAGTATGGCACACCGGAGAACCGCGCCAAGCTGCAGGCCGGCTTTGCGGAAGGCAAGAAGGTGCCCGAGAGCGCCAACTGGTATTACATGGGGCAGCTGGAAAAAGAGTACATCAAGGAGTACGGCGAGAAGGCGGGTCGTGAAGCGTTCAAACGAGAGTTTGGGGACATGATGGCCGCGACGACCGGCGGCGCCGATCCTTATAACAATTTCTTAATGGCGCAGTATGCCAACGTCCTCGCCAAGAAGGGCGAGCGGCTGGCAACACGCGCTTACGAGTTGCCGGCTCCGATCGGCGGTCGCTACGCCTCCGGCAATCTTGAGCAGGCGCAGAAGTACATCGACGCGGGCATGGTCGGGTTCGATCCGTCTAAGAACCCGAAACGATATGATTTCTCCAGCGCATTCGCCGGCAACAGGAATGCGTCGACGATCGATGAGCAGATGTACGGCGCACTGAGGCCGACAACCACCAAGGCGTCTGTCGGCTTGCCGGAATGGTATGGCCCTGCAACGCGCGTTGCGCGCGAGGAGGCGGCTAAGGCTGGCGTCGACGCACGCGCCTTCCAGGATGTCGCGTGGGCTGGCCTGAAGAAGGGCAAGACCGGCGAGGGTTTCGAATATGCAGGCCCGATGATCAACACTATAAACCGCTCGATCGAGACGACGCACCGCCTGACCGGCATGCCGATTGAGGAGATTGTGCGCCGAGGTCTGGTTCGTAAGGAAATACCGATGTACGGCATACCTGCAGCCGTCATGGGCGGCCTCGCAGCGCAGGATAGATACAACCCCGAGGAGAGAATGTAATGGCCCAATCTGCAATCACGGTAACCGTCCCGAGCCCGACGCCGCCGACCAACATGCGGTTTCTCGGCACTACGCCGCCGACATCGCCGTCGCAACTGGTCGACACCGTCGCTAATCCAGCCGGCACGTTGACGGTGTTCGCCGCCAAACAGGCCAGTGCCGACAACGCCAACTTCCCGAGCATCGACCATGAGGGCAAGGGCACCGAGACGGTGGTGGTGGCGCCAGGCTCCCGCGTCGAGGCGCCGACAGTGTCGTTCTCGGATCTCGGCAACTACACCACCAATCCGAACCGCGACCATGCCTCCAGCATGTCGCCGACGACCAACCCGACGCTGACGGCGGCTCTGCAGGCTCCGACGACCTCGGGCACGGGCACTGCAACACTAACCTGCACCGGCACTGGCTTCACGCCGGGCTGCCGGATCTGGGTCAACAATGCCGAACAAACGACGACCTACGTCAGCTTAACCTCGCTAACCTCTGTCATCCAGAAGAAGCGCGAGCCAGGGACATGGCTGGTCGACGTCAAGCTGGGTGGTGTACCCGTTGCGTCACAGAAGACTATCACTTGGACGTAAGCTGATCTCGCGCGTTAAGGAAAAGAAGGCTTCAGGCGACCCACAAGGAGACGACCATGGCGCAGACGCAACACCCCAAGAACCAGGGCTCCGACGAGCCCAACACCCGAAACCTGGTCAAGCCTGGCTCGACTATGGACCCCAAGGGCAGCGGCCAGCCGCCGGCCCAGCAGGGGGGCCCCTACGGCCAGCAGCCGATGCAGACGCAGGGGCAAGGGCTTACAGCGGAAGATCGCGAAGCCAGCCGGCAGCGCCAGCAGGAGGCCTGGGACGAGGCCAGCCGGCGTAGCAAGGACAACAACCCGGCAACCCAGAAAATGCGGCAATACGACCCGCATGCGCCTGGCATGGATCCGGCCAACCAGCCTGACCCGGACACCAAGCTGTACAAGGCAACCCGGCTCGACCTCGAGGATATCACCGGCAATCCTGGCCACCGCGGCGTCAATCCCGACGCCCCGGCGAACAGCATCAACGGCCCCGGTGTCGATCGATCGGGGCGGATGGAGAGCATCAACGAACCCAGCCATATCGACCAGAACCGGCCCACGCCGGAGCAGCGGGCCGAGATGGCGGGTGGTAGCGCCTACAGCATCAACGAGCCCCCAGGCAGCCAGGTAATCCCTCCTGGAGCCGGTGCTGGTACGGGCGTGGAGGTCGAGCATGGGCCGGGCAGTCAGCCGCCTGGCGTGGCTGGCGGCCCTGGCGAGGCCCCGACGATCGATGCCCTGGAGCCCGACGAGGCCGAGGTCGGCAGCGCCGAGGTCACCATGGAAGTCCACGGCACCGGCTTCACCGAGCAGAGTGTGATCCAGTTTGGCCCCGACAACGACCTGGAAACCACTTTCATCAGTGAGGGCGAGCTGACGGCGCGCGTCAATCCTGCCGAGTGGGGCGATGGCGTGATCGAGGTGCGGGTCAAGAACGGTGACGGCGGGCTGAAATCAGAGCCGGTCGAGTTTGAGTTCATCGAGCAGGAGGCGCCTGCCAGCCGCCAGACCAAGCGAACCAAGCCCAAGCCCCAGGGCAAGAAGGGCAAGAGGTAGGCGTGGTTGAACTAGAGGAAATCGAGCCGGGCCGCTGGCGGGTGCGAAAGGAACGCCCCACTGCGGCCCGGTCTAGCCTGCCCCTGCCATACGTCATCAGCGACAGTATGGACCCGACCGAGCAGGTCGACGGCAAATTTTACACTTCGAAGCGCAAATTCCGGGAGGTCGGCAGGGCTCTCGGCCTGATCGAGGTGGGCAATGAGAAATTCAAGCCAAAACAGCGCGCCAGCTCGACGGCGACTGAGAAACAGAAGCGCCGCGATGCCTTAAAGCTGGCGATCGCAAAAACCAAGGCCGGATACCGGCCATAACCTTAAAGGAAAGCATCATGTCAGACGTCCCCGTCTCTCCCGCCGGGGGCGCTCCCTCGGCCACCCCGTCAGCACCCGCACCCCGTCAAGAGGTGCCTATCAATACCAACCCGGTATCGCCGCCCAATCCGATCGGATCACAGGCCCCGCCGGCGCCTGAAGGTGATCTCAAGGGGTCGGAACACCGCCCCAAGAGCCGTGCGGAGACGGTGCGGGACAGCCTGCAGGAGGCGTTCAAGCGGGCGGAAGAGAAGACCGGCAAGCCGGTGCAGCCCAAGGCCAAGCCCGCCGAGGCCAAGGCGGGCCACAATAATCCGCCGGAAGAAACGCCTAAGCTGAACCTGAAGAAGAGGCCAGATGACCAGGCACCGCCGGAACAGCCGCGGGACAAGGGGCGGTTCGCGCCCAGATCAGCGGAAGATACGCCGCAGATCAGCGGAAGACCCGCAGAAAATACGCCGCAGATCGGCGGCGAAGCCGCGCCCCACCCGCCACTACCCAAGCACGCCCCGTTCGCCGAGCCGCTGCCGTGGATGGCGGAAAGCGCCAAGCGGGACTGGGCGGTAACCCCGGAGACGGTGCGCGGCGACATCCACCGCCGGCACAGCGAGTTCAACAAGGCGGCGCAGCACTACCAGGGCATGGCGGAAGCCTACCGACCGATCGAGCCCTACCGCCAGATGGCGCAGCAGCACGGCACCACGCTGGAGGCTGCGCTCAAAAACTACGTCGGGATCGAGACAAAGCTGCGGGAGGATCCGATTGCCGGCCTGGACATGATCGTCAACAACCTCGGCCTGACGGACCCCCAGACCAAGCAGCCGATCGGGCTGCGGGATATTGCCTATTATGTGCTGAACCGCACCCCGGAGCAGCTGCAGCAGGTGCAGCAGGGCAATATGCAGACTGCCGCCCAGCAGCAAATTGGGGCGCTCTATCAGGAAGTTCATGGCTTGAAACAGGCCCTACAACAGTGGCAGAATGCCCAGCAGTTCACCCATGTGCGGTCGGCGGTCGATCACTTCGCCGAAACGCATCCGCGCCTGGACGAACTAGGAGCGTTGATCGAGAACGAAATCAAACTCGGTTTCGATATCGAGACAGCATATCGAAGGGCAGAACTGCTCCAGCCTGCCACGCACGCGGCTCAGACCCGCACCACATCGGCTCAGACCCGGCCCACGGACAAGAGTATCTACGGCGCCCCCGACGTGGCTCCCTCAAACGGAGCGTCGAGGCGGCCTAAAGACCCAAGTCCGAACCCCCGCGCTGCTGTTCAGAATGCTTTGCATCGCCTGAACGGCACACACTGAACCCTTTTGTGGAGAGGCAATCATGCCGAATATTAACTCAGTAGCATCTTATCAGCAGGTGCTTTCGATGGCGGTCGAAGATCGATCGTCCGGTTATCAAGATCTCGTTTCCAACAACAATGCCTTGTTGGCCGTCATGAAGCGCAAGGGTCTGTGGAAGACCTACAGCGGGCCGTACATTCGCGAGACGCTGCAGATCTCAAAGCAGGTTGTGCAATGGTACTCGGGATACGATCAATTGCTCAACCCTGCAATCGATCTGTTTAACGACGCTGTGTGGACCCCTAAAATGGTAGTGGTCCCTATCATATTGAGTTTACAGGAGATTTTGAACAATGAGGGTGAAGCACAGATCCTTGACGTGTTCGAAAACTACATCTCCGCTGCCGAGCGCAGTCTGGAGGACGCCATGGACGCCGGCATCTATTCGGACGGCACCGCCAACGGCAACAAGCAGATCACCGGCCTTGCTACCGCTATTCCGGTGACGACCGGCTCCGGCATTTATGGCGGCATCGACCGCAGCAATGCGATCTGGCAGACCAAGACCTACAACATCAACGCCGGCACTCTTCTGACAGGCAAGACCCAGATTGATGCCACCACCATCCGCCCGGCGTTGAATTCCATCATGACCAGGCATTCGCGTGGTCGTGATTACGCCGATCTCCTCATCATGAGCCCCGAGCATTACGCGGCGTATGATGCAGCGACGGTGGCGATCCAGCGTCAGACCAGCAACACCTCACTCGGTACGCTCGGCTTCTCGGCGCTGGAGTATATCGGCGGCGGCAAGCGTGCTGAGATCGTGCTGGACGGTGGCTTCGGATCCAACATGCCGGCTGACACAACCTTCGGTATCAACACCGACAGCCTCCGTTTGCGCTATCACCCGAACAGAAACTTCGACAAATTGTTCGAAGGTGATGGCCAAATGCCTATAGACAAGGACGCCATCGCGCAGTTCATCGGGTGGATGGGCGAACTCACAATGGTCAACCCGATGTTCAACTGGCGGCTCTACGACAGCGTCCCGGCAACCTGATCAACCGGACGTTGAATTGATCCTGCTGTCGAGACACGCCGACAGCAGGAGAAAGCCGGGGCCGCTGACGTGTAGGTACTAGCCTTCCTTCCGCGAAGGGGGCTCCGGTGATCTCTTAACAAGGAAGGAAATCTATATGCAGCGAGTTCAAGTAGACCCTGACGCCGGCCTGGTCGTTACCTTCAAACACATGGCAGAGCTGGACGAGGCTGCGACCCTGCAGGCTGGCCGGCCTATCTACCAAGACAACGAATTCTGCGAGATCCGCTCCGGCGGAAACAAGGACGTCAAAGTATTTCCTGCGCTTCTTTTCGCGCGCTGGGTCGATGACCCGATCACCGGCGGGCTGCGCAAGGAAACTTATGCCGAGCGGTTTAAGCATCAGTACCAACAATTCAAGCAATCCGCGCAGCAGACCAAGGTCGGCACGCCGCTGGATCAGGTTACGTTCCTTTCCGAGGGGCGGCGCGCCGAGTTGCGCGCACAGAACGTCTACACTGTAGAGCAGCTCGCAGCGATCGACGGCGTGGAATTGAAGAACCTCGGCCCGAACGGACGCGATTTCAAGAATGCTGCGATAACCTACATCGAGGAAAGCCTCAGTGGCGCCCCCAACAAGCAGATGGTGGTCGAGCTGGAGGCCTTGAGGGCGCGCAACGCCGTCCTGGAGGAGGATATGCAGGCGGCGCGCCTCAATCAGCGGCTCGAGCTTACAGACGAGGGTGAATTCAAGGAGATGGATCTCGATCAGATCCGCGAATTCATCAAGGTTCACTCCGGCCAGGAGCCGATCGGTTACAGGACGATGAACCGCAAGACACTGGTTCGCATGGCGCAAAGCCTACGACCGGACAAGGTAGCGTGACATGACGCTGTTGTCGGTGGTGCGAGACGTTTGCGCGACGGTCGGCGTAGTTCAGCCGACGTCCATCTTCGCCAGCATCACCGGCAACCGCACCATGCAGGAGATGCTGTCACTGGCCAACGAGATGGTACAGCGCATCTCCTACGACACGCGCGATTGGACTAAGTTTCGCACCACAGCAACACTGATCGGCGACGGCGCCACCGCGGAATTCGATCTGCCGGCAAACTTCAAGCGCATGCTGCTGACCAGCAATGTATGGCGATCGGGGTCGCCCGAGGCGTCGATGCGGTTTGTGTCCAACATGGATCAATGGATGCAAAGCCGCATCTCCGATTACAACAACGCCTGGGGTGAGTGGACGATGCTTGGTGGCAAGATCCACATTTACCCAGAGCTGGGGGTCGGTGAGACTGCCACATTCGTCTACCTCGACAAGAATTGCGTCGACCTGGCGGGCGGCGGTCGCGGCGACGTCTTCCAGAACGACCTCGACGCTTTTGCGCTCGATGAGCGACTGCTGAAACTCGGCATGATCGCGCAGTGGAAAGCACAAAAGGGCTCGCCCTACGCCGAGGACATGGGGACGTTTGGCGATGCGCTGACGATGCTTGCGGGACACGACCAGCCGGCGCCTATTCTCGTTAGTCGGCGGGGAGCAATGATTAGTGCGGGGTCATGGAATGGTTCATACTAGCTCGCGCGGAGATGTAGCGTTCACCACTGTGCTTGGCTTACCAGGCCCGCAGGGGCCGCAGGGGCCGCCAGGCGTGTCGAACGTGCCGGGGCCGCAAGGGCCGCAAGGGCCGCAAGGGCCGCAAGGACCGCAAGGCATACAGGGTGTTCCGGGGAGCAGCACGGGCGACGTTACAGGCCCCGCCGGGGCGAACGCGGATCGCATCGCCGTGTTCAACGGCACGACGGGAAAGGTTCTTAAGGATAGTAATCGGCTAGTGTCGGAGTTGGCGCCCCTTAATAGCCCAGCACTAACAGGCAACCCAACGTCACCTCACGTTAGCTACGCCAACAACAACACACAGATCGCGACGACCTCCTGTGTCTACAGTGCAGTTTCTGGGCTGGCCGCCCTGAATAGCCCCGCGTTTTTTGGCACCCCCACGGCACCCACTGTCGCAACGGGGACGCAAACATCACAGATTGCGACAACTGCTTTTGTTATGGCCTGCGTTCTTGCCTACCCGCGCCTTGCTGTCGGATCGACTGCTCCGTCATCACCAAAAGTCGATGATGTCTGGATCGACAGGAAGAAGCAGATCAGGATCTGGGACGGAGAGACGTGGCTATGAGCCAGTACCAAGCCTTTCGCAGGGTCGCCGTACCGCAGCCGATGGCGCAGAAGCTAGAGACGGTAACGATACCGGCGCCAACCCGCGGCCTGATACTGAGCGAAAGCGAAGCCTTCATGCAGCCTGGCGCTGCGCTGATCTGCGATAACTGGAAGCCCACCATGCGCGGCGTCAGTTTGCGCGGCGGCTGTGAGGAATGGTGCGATCTGCACACGGGGCTGGCACTGAATGACCCGCTGCGAAAGCCTGTTATCTCGTCCTTCAATTATGTCAGCGGCAACAATCATCAGATGTTTGCCGCCCAGCACGACAAGGTTTTCAACGTCACGGCCAGTATTCCAGTGACGGTCGCAACCGGTCGAGGGTCGGGCAATTACGCCGCGTCACAGATGGCGAACGCCGCCGGCGACTTTCTGATCGCAGTCAACGATGCCGGCAACCCGCCGCTGCGTTATGACGGCACCACCTGGGAGGTGCTGATCAATGGCTATGTGCCGACCGGCGGCAAGCCGTCGACCATCGATGTAGACCTCGTCAAATACCCTGGCGCCAAGGTCGATGGGGGGCAGAACCTGTCCTACGTCTGCAAGTATCGCAACCGGCTCTTTTTCATCGAACTCAACAGCATGAACGCCTGGTATCTGCCGCTCAACGCGGTCGGCGGCAATCTCGAGATGATCCCGCTATCGGGTGCGGCGACCAGGGGCGGCAAGCTATTGTTTTGCGCGACATGGTCGATCGACGCCGGCGACGGCATTGACGACAAGCTGGTGTTCTGCACCGACCTCGGCGAGTTGATCATCTTTACAGGCGGCGACCCTGGCAGCGCCACCAACTGGCGGCAGGAGGGCCGCTACGAGATGAGCCCGCCGATGGGGATGAATGCTCACATCCTGGTCGGCGGCGACCTGTTGATTGCCACGATTGATGGCATCCTGCCGACGTCAGGCGCCATCACCAAGGACAAGACCACGCTGGAGCTGACCTCGATGACGCGCAACATCAAACCGATGTGGCGCACCGAGGTGCTGGAAAAGCGCGAGTGGCCGTGGACGATGTGCAAATGGGATGAATTCGGGGGCATGTTCGTAACCTGGCCAGGCGGCGATCCCGGCAAGCGGCTCTGTGCGGTTGTCAACGAGGCCACCGGCGCATGGGCGAGGTTCACCGGCTGGGATGCGACATGCTTCATTAGGCTGCGCGAGGGCATGTATTTTGGCACCCAGGATGGCCGCATCATGCAGGCCGATCGCACCGGCTACGATGACGGTGCGCCATATGTCGCCGTGTTGGTCGGCGGCTGGGAGATGTTTTCCTCGCCGTCGCAGACCATCACCTGGCGGCAGTCGCGGGCTATTTTCGCAGCACGCCCGAGCGAACCGTTTATTCCGCAGATCTCGGCCACCACAGACTACGTCATCGATGTACCGCCGCCGCCGCCCGCGGGCGTCGACCCCGGTGTGACTGACCTCTGGGACGAGGGGCTGTGGAATACTGCAAAGTGGGACAGCGGCGTGGCGCCGATCGTCAGCGCCCGCAATACCGGGTGGATATCGATCGGCTCAACCGGCTTCACGCATGCGCCGATCGTACAGATTACGGTAGCGCAGCAGTCGCGCCCGATCGTGGATTTGATCAGCATCACGGCAACCTTCGAACGCGCAGGCGTCAACGTCTAGGAGAACACGATGTCTTTCATGGACGTGATGTACGGCCCGCTCGGTCAGGTGAACCAAGGCTTCCAGGCCAACCTCGGCCAGAACGCCGCGGCGATGGGCAACCAACAGAATTTCTACGGCGACCTGTCGGGAATGGGCGCATACAATCAGTACGTCACCGACAACCTGTACGGTGCTGGCGGCTTTGGCGGCGACACCGCAAAATATGCGGGCATCGGTGCCGCCTATGGCCGCAACACCGGAGGTTTCGGTGGTTATGGTGGCCAGAATGATCCGTTCAGCCCGGCTGGCGGCGGTGGTGGAGGTGGTGGTGGTGGGGGCTACGTCGCTGGCCCGCCAGGCAGCGAGGGCTGGTGGTCAAATTATCTCTCTGCTGCCGGACCAGAAGCGGCGCGGCAGTGGATGCAGGACAACGGTTACAACGCGGGGCCGCCGACATCATTCAACGACAGAATGCAGGGCGATCCTGGCCTGCCGCCAGAGATTACGATGGGTGGCAGCCCGTCGCAGGGACTAGACCCGCCGCAGGTATCCTCGTCAGGGCCGGGGCTGTCCAGAGCCGGCGGCGGTAACAGCATCGCCGACCAGTGGGGTCGACCCTACGCACCACCATCCGGTGGCGACATCCCGCAAGGGCCGCCCGGTAGCGGCGGCTGGTGGTCGACCTTCGTCAATAGCGCCGGCATCCAGGGAGCCAGGGATTGGCTGGCTAATAACGGCTATGGCGGCGGCACCAGTTCCGGTATCGCCCCGGACACTAGCGGAGGGCAAGGTTTCGACAGCGGCGGAAGTCTTGCCAGCCGAGGCGCCGGTGGC